ATATATAAGTATACAGGAGCCTATTTCCCCATCGACTATACAGACGCATGTATATGTATGCACTACACACAGCCCCGCTTTGGTCTCTCGCTAGGCGGTCGCTCGCTTCGCTCGCTCCCTACGGCGGCTCGCTTCGCTCGCCGCACAGCTCTTCACATTTATGGACACCGCACACCAAGCACATAAACATGCATCCTGTATATGCATGCACAATGCATATTCACACAGACAAAGAAAAACGCCCCTCCGAAGAGAAGCGTTTTCTTGAGTGTGTGCTGGTTAGCCTAGGGAAGTAGTAAGCAGGACTGCGCCGCTAGCTTTCATGATGCCATTGGAAACACCTGATGCGATAGAAGTTATTTCAATGCTGAAAGATGTTGTGGTTACTGCGTTACTGAACCTCTCACACCCCTCATAAAACGGGGTGCCAACAAAGTTCAATGTGGGAATCTCGGGCATAGGGGAAAGCAGGCTCATGCAGAACCTGTTTCGCTGCCCAAGAGCGGCAACAGAATAACCAACATCATAGTCGATTTTTTGACAATAGCGCAAGCATTTAAAGAGCTCCTCTTCGTACACTGGGGCTTGATATGGTGTCGCAATCGTGCCTTTCTCCCACTTGATAAAGTCAAGCGTGATGGCTTTTTTAACAAAGATACCTACGCTATAAACAGTGGGGTTAGAGGTCGAATAAGCAACAGGAACGATTTCAAAGTCGTCATTGCTAAACCCAGCCGGTACATCACTGAAATTGCTGTAAGCATCCCGGTCAGCAAGCGACATTGTTGCTGTGTACACTTGACCGCCAACCGACACTGTAACACTTATAGTATCGCCTACTGATAGATTGCCTCGAGATAACTCGCAAAGCTGGAAGATACCGCAAGCACGAGCCGTGTAACTAGCACCGCTAAGCGTGCGCGTTGTCACATTATAGTTTCCGCCGGGGGTTAGTTTCCAGCCATCAATCGAATAAACACCAGTACCTCCGCCAGTGTAAGAAGTTGCACCACGCTGGTTTACAGGTTGTTTAAAGTTGCCGTTGCGCCCAAGGCTCGGTCGAGAGGTAAAGCGGGCAGCCGTCTCCGCTTTTGTGTAGCGGTCAGCAATGCTTGTTTCGTTGGCAAGAACGCGAGAGGACAGCAGGGAAATAGAACTCTGGTTTGCTGCTGCTGCGTCAGCATTCGCTTTCATCTGGGTGTCCAGCTTAGAATAAGCGCCGTTCGCGTCTCCAAGATAAGTGGGTTTGTCGGTCGCGATATACTGCGGGAGTCCATAGTTCGGGGTTTGGTTAGTGAAAGGCATAAATTTTCCTCTTTTCTAGGCGGTAACGCCTGTATAGTCAAAATCGTAAGCGGTCAAGTTCTTGTCGTCAAAGGCTTGCGCAGTTAATAGCAAGGTGTCGAAATCCTGAGCAGTCAAACCGTTCCGATGGAGGGATGCAAGCTCGTTAAGAGCAACCTGAACTGTCACGATACTGCCAGAAATCGGGCTTCTTACAAGACCTCCCTGCTCCAGCGTGTCGTCTATTCGCTCGTTAAGCTGTTGCCATGCGTCATTTGTGACCGAAACACTGTTCGAATAAACTTGTGCAGCTTGGTTATTAACGTACAACTCCAGTTCCGTGACGTGCTGAGCAATCTGTGCGGCCTGTGCGGCAAAGCGGGAATCCGTGGAGTTTCTCAATGCTTGCAACTGCGCCTTTACCGGGTCAAGCTGCTGTGCAACGTACGCTACTACTTCATCTTCCGTAACTGCGGTGAGGGTTTCAATCTCTTGCGCCACTCGCTGAACCTCATTGGAAAGCATGCAAAGCTGGGACGCATAGTCAAGAGCCGAACGGTACACGGCCGGAATGCTAGGAATAATCGGTTTACAAAACATTCAACTCACCCCCTCAAAGTCATATGTGAAAGCATTTAGTTCCAGTGCATCAAACCCCGCGGCGGTGAGGTCAAGAGCATCATAGCCCGTGGCCGTTGGGTTGTTCTGGTGCAGGGATACAAGGTCATTTATAATCTCCTGAGCAACGTTCATTTCACCATTAACAACATTTCTTAAAAGAACGTTTTCCACCGTGGCAGTGTCCAGACGATGGATAATGCCATCCGTCATGTCTCCTACATACTCAATGCATCGGGCGTATGCCATCATCATGACTTCATCTGTATACTGTTGTACAGTCTCCACCATCTGCGCAATTGACGAGGAGCTTGCATCAAACTGCCCGTCTATCCTTTGCGAAAGAGCGGTCAACGCTTCTTGAATCGGAACAATCTGAAACACAACATAGCTTTCCAGCCACTCAGGGGATACGCTGCTATAATCGGCTACAGTATCAGAAAGATTCTGGACAAGCGCCATTAGCAGGATGACCTTTTCCTCGTCGCTTAAATCAGGGTCATAAACCGTGGGTATCGTGGGGTACGGTGTTCTGCAATACATATTTTCACCTACCAAATCTGCATGAATAGTGGCTCAAGCTCTTCCACTATCTGCATGTCGATATTCAAGAACGTTTCCCGGAACTCTTTAAGCATCTGCGCGTCTGTACGTCCAGCATTGTTTCCAACTATCTTTTTAATATAGTGGTCTGTGCTGTCCGTCGTATTATTCGCCGATGATGTTGAATCCGAGGCGGTCTTTCCTATCATTGCGTTTGTCGCATAAACTTCATTTTCAATGCTAGGCATCGACAGAAGTCCCTGCGGTGTGTTGCTTGACACGTCCCGACTAGTTCCGTTTCCGTTGGCTTCTGCGGTGCTGGTGCTCGCAGCATTTCCTTCGCGGTCAAATTCCTCGGAGTAGTCTAGGCGCGTTAAAGCATCAATCTTGATTAGTTCGCTTTCGTACAACTTGTTGTAATACTTCATTATTTCATTCATTTTTCGTGCCATAAACCTTGAAAACAGGGCAGGAGTTTCCAAGCCTATTTCACGGAATGCATAATGTTCTGTGATTTTTCTGTTAAGCACTGGCCGGTAGTTTTCATCAAATAGAGGGTAAGACGACAAGCCAACGTCATAGCCTTTTTCAACAAGGTCAATCAGCTCAACTGTATAGCGTGCCATTATCTCACCTCCAAATCTAAACCATCTTCACGGCGCACGACATATTCTTCGCCATCGTATTCCTCAACAGGAACGTTATTAATCATATTCGTGTTAAACTCGACAGAAACGTTAAGTCCGAACATTTCGTTAATCTGTCTCGCGGCTTGTCTGCGGCCATTCAGCATTATCGTTCTTTGCGCTTCAACCTCTCCGAGGTTGCTCGTGACCTCTGCTCCAACTTTTCTTTCCTTTTTCGGTGTGCTGTCATTTTCGATTCCATAGAACGTCATTGCTTCGTTTATCTTCACCCGTTTCAGCTCTTCCAGCTTGTCAGCCACGAACGGGGCGTCAGTCTTTAGAACGGTGAAGTCCTCCGCCTTGAAACCGTTCTTGTTTCCGTAAATCACAGGCATGTTTCCGGCGTAGTTCTTGTAGACATTCATCATCGTCAACTTTTGGCTTTCCTCGCACAAGATGAGTGTAGGGGTTTTCTGCTGGGCCACGTTGACATCTATCGCGCGGTCGATCTCTGCAACCCTCTGTGCGTAAAGCTGTGTCGTGCGGAAAGACGGCTGGCGGAGATAATTGTTGAAAATGATGACACTATTATCTGGGTTGAGAACCTTGTTATAACCGTTCACAGCGTAAGCCCGGCGGTACTTCGGTATTCGGTAAACGTTCAGCTCGCCGCCTATCATGCATTGGAGCGCAAGATAATCTTCCATGATTTCATCTTTGAAAAACACCGCCATCCCATCGCAGAAAAGCGTGTACTCTAGAAAGCGCTCGTCAACCGTTTCGGGTAGACCGTTCCACTTGAACATGTTAATTGCCAGTTCTTGAAAACGATAAAACCAGTCACAGAACGTGGCATCATTCATTTGAGCACTTTCCATAAACTGCTTGTGCTGCAAACTGGGGTTTGAGTATTTTGGCATCTACGTCACCTCCTAAACGATATTATTTGTTCCGCCGTAGTTACCCACAACGTCATCATGCCAGAATGTTATTCCATTTTTCAAAATTCGCTTTATCTCTGCCAAGTCCTCAACTGGGATACTTCCGAAAATGTTTGCCGTACCAGCCTTGATATAGTTCCAGCGTTCTCGGCTCTTTGTGTTAGGCCGTTTCATTTCATTCACGCGGTACCCAAACATTGTAAAATAATCGTCAATGCGCTGCACAAACTCGCGTCGGATGCAGCGCGGGAACATATAAAGATAGTGCTGGCCGTTTGCAAAGTAGCTTGCGGCGCTAGCCGTGCTGCCTTGCGCGCTGTCCGGGATAATTTTATGTTGCTCCATGGCAACAAGATTCTGACCAACAGTGTCAAGCACAGAAACGGCGCTGTTGAGCGCGCCCGCTATATTTCCAGACACAGCCCCCGCTACAACACCTATCGCTCCCTTTGCAGCCCCGGCATACACTTGATAGTTCATTCCAAGAATGTTCTGTGCATACCAGTTCTTGTAAGTGTCGTTTATCCAAGAACAAGTAGGATAAGGAGACATCTGTACTCCATCGTCCAGCGCTTTGTCAAGCCCCTTGTAGTAGTTCGGAACTGCTACGATAGGAGCAGAGCCACCGGGAGTGCTGAAAACCGTAAACATAGCAGAATAATACTTAAACAGCTCGTAGCGGTATTCCTTAGCTCCTGTGCCGCTGGCGTAGACCTCTAAGCAGCGGTACGGATAGCAGTACGTTTTGTTATTCTTCGGAGTTACACCATCCATCGGCGCAAACGGGTCAAGCAGTTGACCACCCTCTACATGATGCGTCGAATCCGTATTTATCCACCCGCTGCCGGGAGACGCTTCAAGGATGCCTAACAGCTCCAACGGATACATGAAAATAGAAACAATCGCGGCACCCTTTCCGGCTTCGCTGTACCTTTCCACCAAGTTTCTCATATCATCAGCGTTTTCTTTCTTAGCGTAGAAATAAGAAACGCCGTTGAATGTGTTGTCCAACATGGCAAGAGCGCTACCTCCGTCCAGCCGTTCCGAAACGCCCATGACGATTCCGGGAGTGAGTGTTGCGATGTCTCCGTACCCGTCAACCACACCCGTGTTATAAATATACTCGCCCGTTTCGAGATTCTCGGGAACTTGATGACGCCCGAACGTATCATCCGACACGTGCTCTCGCTCTATGAAGCTATCTCGCCAACTCCAGTCGAACTGCCATGTTTGCATGACGTCAAGCTGAAAGTGCAGCCGCGTGTTGCTGGGGTTGTCGTACTCTACCTTATTAATAAAGGCGTAGAACCACTTGTTTCCGAAATCCGGGTTTTGCCACATGAGATAGTTGCAGTCGAAATAGCGGTCAGCCGCGTCCGGGGCGTTGAAAATCCCCTCTGTCCTTTGGTACGTCTGATTTGTAAAGGTGAACTTTACTTTCGTGATAAAGTACGCAAGCTGTGCGGCGCTGTCGGCAAAGTCCATCGTGTTTTCATACGTGTTGTCGAGAGGAACACCTCTCAACACTCTAACAGTGCCCGCTGGTGTAAAAACCATGTTGTCTCCTTCCTAGGAATTTCCCCGCCCGGCTCACCACAAACCGGACGGGATTTTTCCTATATTGTTTACGCGCCAATAGTGATGGTTGCGGTGTCAGTCTTAGCGCCGTCAACCGTGCTTGTAGCCGTCACAGTGATGGTTTCGCCAGTTTCGTCTTTGTCAACAACAAGCAAGCCCGTGGGGCTGATAGTTGTATTCGCGCTGGTCTGACCGGAGATAGACCACACAACAGACGTGGAAGCGAGGCCTGTAATCACAACGTCTGCTTTCAGCTGCAAGCTTTTACCCGGGACAACCGTGGCAGTAGCCGGTGTGACCGTCACGCTGGTAATACCATTGACCGCGCTCGTAAACGCAATCGCGGGCATGTAGGGTGACGTGGAAAACGTACTCCACTTGTGGAAGTAGTAGTTCCAGTACAGGCCCTGCCCGTTGTACTGCTCCGTAAAGTTGAAGAAATTGTCGTACACTTGGAACCAGTCGCGGTGCACCAGAGCACCCGTGATAGTGCCGAGGGTTTTTAACTCATCCTCCGTGAACGCCGTGTAGTTGCCAGACGTGTCATCCGCAAACAGCAGATTCATACGGGCGATTTCGCCAGCGGACGGACGGAAAGAGTTAATCAACACGCGGTGGCCGAGGAACTCCGCCTTACCCATGTTGAACGCGCTCGCAAGAACTTCGACATCCATGATGGCGTCAGCGTCAGCAGAAAGAATGAGGTACTGTTCATCCTTTGTGGCATAGTTGTCCACGCCCGCCGCGTTGTAGTCGGCGCTCAAGAACTCAAGCTGATTGGAATAGCTCTTGAACGTGGCCGCCAGAGAATGCATGTTGGCTGCTGCGATAGCCGGAGTGTTGACAGCCGTCATGTTGCCGTTCAGCGCAGCCCGACACAGCATGTATTTCATCGTCAGGAACTCATCCTGATTCGCCGCCGTGTACATAGCATCCACGATGCGGCCGATTAAATCGGAAATGCCTTGCCAAGACAGGAATGCCTGCCGCAACTGGTCATTACTCACGGTGCTTTTGTAGAATTTCTGATAGTTCAGAATGTGGAACGCCGCACGCACGTCAGGAATCTCACGCTTGAATACAGTCGTTTCAGCTTTCTGCGGGTCAAACGTGAACGGCTTCGCAAGGTTAACATAGATCTCTTCGATGGTCTCGCCGTACTCCAGCAGACCTTTCTTGAACATGGCCCACGGGTTTTCGTACAGTCGCGAAAGAATGATTACGCGACCGATGCGGTTTACAAGAGCGTTCAAGAACTCATTCTGGAAAGCCGGGTACTGATTGATAATAGCGCCGATAGCACGCACGCTTTCATTCGTCGGCTGCGGAGTGGGGATAGCTGCACGGAAAGCAGCGGAGACCGGGGACGTTTCGTCATTTACGATAGCGGAGATGACGGCTACGCCGTCAGGGGTCTGCAAACCAGTTTTAGGAGTAGTAGCCATTGATTAGCCCTCTTTTCTTTCAAATAATTGTGCGAAAGTCTGAACCGTGCCATCACGTTTGACATCGGTTTTAACTTCCTCTTTCACTTCGGCTGCGCCTGAAAAGAACGTATCATGAAACTTCTTCTTCCATGCGTCATTCTGTTCAAGCATTGCAGCCTGAGCGGCAAGCGCTTCGTCTTTCCACTGGATGGCGGTTTTCCCGTCGACAACTACGTTTTCGGGTGCCGTCTGTGTTTCGTACTCGTCGTAGAAAGACTTAATTTCTTTCATAGCGCCAAACACCTTGTCAGGCTCACCGCCGCCGGAAATCGTTTCAAGGCGCGCCATGAATTCCTCACGCGTCATCCTTTTCCTCTCCTTTCAAAAGAATGTCGACAAGCATCTTGATTACTGTTGTGTTATTCTCGATTGCGGATTTGACCTCACCGAGTGTCTTTTCCGTGTTCGCGTCGGCATTTTCTGTGCGCTTGATTTCTGCTTTCTTGCTAAACATCACATAAGCGCCCATTGCGATACAAGCAGCTATCGGGAATCCCACACCGTTAATAAGTTGAATAGCGGTATCCACTGTCATTTTATCTCCCCTTTCTTTTATTTATTTATTCTCCTGCCCTATAATACATTATAACATGGAAAAGTGAGTGTGTCAAGCAAATTGCACAAAATTCTTTTGCATTCTTTGTGCAATATTACATGTAGAAAAGGCTTGCAATCTGGTGCGGAACATGCTATAATATAGACAGTGAAAGAGACAGAGACACAACAAGCAACCGCCCCCGGAGGTAACGAGGGCAGAAAGGGAGAAAATCATGAATCTCAACAATTTATACAAAATGATAAAAGAGGAAAAGAATCATTTAAGTCGCGCAAAAGAACTGCAAATGAAATTCCCGGACAGAGTAAATCCACAAGCGATTGAAATTACAGAAAATTATATTGAGCTGTTAATTAAAGATTACAAAGAAATGGGTGGAAAAAGAAATGTATGAGCATGGCTTGCTCGTAGGAATTTTCATGGCAGGGGTTATCTTAGGCGTTTTGCTGCTGTATTTGGTGGTAGTTTTATTCAGTAAGATATAAACGACTTGACAGAAAAGGAGAGAACAAAATGACAAAATTTGACGAATACATTGAGAACGCATCCCGGCTGACCTTTGAAGCGTATGACGATTACACACTGGAGGAAATGGCGAACCGGCTATCATTCAAAATCTTCGAATGCCGTTCAGTGTTCCGCACACTGCCGAGAAACACCCGCATGCTTTATATCATAGCGTACAACGAGACGATACACGAAATCAGACGGAGGAATGAACAATGACAGCAGGAGAAGCGCTCCAAGCCGTGGGCTGGGTATTTCTGGGGTACACAACAATCAACATTATAATCATGCTGCTTATCGCCAAAGAGCAGAACAATAACGGGAGGAAGAAATAATGACAACATTTGAAGTGAAACGACTGAAAGCCCTTTACCAACTCCGGCTGGATATCGTGGAAAAAGCATTGCAAGAACAATGGAGCAGTCAGCGGCTTTGCATTGCGCAGGCCAAACGCGACATGATGGAGAAAGTCTTTGACGTGCTGGGAGTTGAGTATGATGAATAAGAATTTCGAAGAGCGGGAAGAAGCCGATTTCAATGAGTGGTTATCGAAAATGTATTGGGAATGGTATTTTGCTGTCTATGAACCGCTTGCGGCTGCCATTGAGAAACGTGAACAAGCGGAGGGCAAAAATGAGTAATGCTGACATCAACCTATGTTTCAGGGTAATAGACCTTGAAGATGTAAAGTACAAAGGTTTCAAAGATGATGGCAAATACTATCTTGCTGAACAGGTGCGGCATTCAAAACGCGGAATGGAGCGCATGCTCGCCGCCCTGCTGGGACAGCCGGTAGAAAAGCTTGCTGAAATCCGAAAATTAATTTGAAGAAAATGCTTGACAATAACTCGAAAACATGATATACTAATAGTAGTGAAAGGGCCGGGGAACTCCACTGATGAGCCTGTAACACCCGGCGAAAGGGCGAAAGCCCTCTGGTGGTTCTTTCACCAAAATAAAACAAGAGGAGAAAACGCAATGAGCAAAATGTTTACGCGCACTGTCACCACAGGCACAACCGCCCACTTTATCGAGTGGGACATGAGCGGCCCCGTTCCCGTCATGATTCAAGAGGATGATTTCATCATTGACAAGGCGATGAAAGACAAGACGAAAGCCGCACGTATTATCAAGCGTGAGCTTGCACTGAGCGGCGTTATAGCCGTGCAGGACTTGCAGCCCAAGACAAAGACCTACACTTGCAGCCTTGAGGACTTCATGGGAATCGCAACCGAAGTCGAAGAGTAAACCCAACCGGAACAAACAAAATTTATCAGCTGGGCTAACGGCTTAACGGGCAGAAAGAGGAACTAACATGGCTAACGATTTGATGGTAATGAACAACGAAGAACAGAACAACAGCTTTTGCACCTACGTCCCGCAGTCTAAGGAAGATTCCGTTTTCCTGTTCAATGCAGTGGCCGACCCCACTTACAGCCGCGACGAGGTCATGGGCAAGGAAATCGCCGTAACGAACGTTTATGTAGAAACGATCACCGTTGATTCTCAAAACGGTGAGGAGGGGGAGAAAGTCGAGATTCCCCGTATCATCTTCTTTGACGACAAGGGCGAAAGCTACGCAATCACGGGTACGGGTCTTGTAGGCGACTTGAAACGTATCTTCATGACGTTTGGCATGCCGAGCGAATGGACGGAGCCGCTCAAGCTGAAAATCGTTGATAAGCCCGCCAAGCGCGGCAAGATTCACAAAATCGTACTTTGCTACTAATTGAAAGGAGCTGGCCGGGGTAAATAAACGCCCCGGCCTATTTTGAACTATGGGAGCAACACGAAACGGCATATTTTACGACTTACGCGAAAGCACTTTCATCTTCAACACAGGAGACCTTGACAAGGAAATAGAGTTGCGTTTTTCAAGCATGCGCAACTTGCAGCGCTATCTTCTGGGCGTTGAAGAACACATTGAGAAGATTGATACGAAGCTTTCCAACATGCTGGGGGTAGAAGTTCACAACGACACAATGGGGCTTTTGTCTTACTACTTTCAAATAGAGCGGCGCGGTTGTTATATTCGTGTCGGTGAGGAGGTTATATTGTGGCAAAACGAAGTTTCTTTACAGGGCGAGAACGTGACGCGAAAGATGTCAGAAACGCCGTAGAACGTTTCAACAGGGCAGTGGAGAGGGCGGCAAAGACCGCCCCCGCCCAACTGAAAGATTATCTACCTGATAAGTTGGTGCTGGGCGAAGTCAAGAAAAATATTGCAAGCAAGGATGATTTGGAGTATTTCATGCGCTCAACGGCACACGCCGCCGAGCCGGACGCGTTCACTTTCATTCCTACGGAAAAGGGTATCACAACCAAGCTAGACGTTATACGGGCGCAGGAGGGCGTGGAGCGAATCAATATAGCACGAGCTAAACGCGCCGAAGAGGCACGCAAAGAGGGCAAGACAGGCGGGGCAAAGGTACAGATACGGAGACAGAATATTGACCCGATAGCCTTTGAACCGTTGAACAAATCAGGCAAGGAAATAAAGAAGTTTCTAAGACTTGCTGCCCGGCTTGATACCGATGCAGACCGGGAGAACAAGGCAAACCTTTACAAGAAAAACTACTTGCAGGCAGCTGAAAAAGAGATGGGTAAGGCTGCCGCGCGAGCATTAAAGGAAGCTATAAAAGACCTCCCACCCGAGCAAGTATATGATGCTGTTTTCGACGACCCGATTCTACAAATGGACTTCATTTATTTTAGCGAATACTACGAGCCCAAAATGTTCCTAGACAGGATGCTTTCGAGATGGGAGCAGTACAAGGATGATATTAACCGCTGACTTTGAAACGACAACAGAAGCGCCCTCCAGAGTATGGGCGACTGGGTTGTGTGAAATAGCGGACCCTGACAACTTCATATACGGGAACAGTATAGATTGGCTTTTCGAATGGTTGAATGACAGCGAGGAAAGCCACACGCTATATTTTCACAACTTACGTTTTGATGGCCAGTTTATTCTGTTCTACCTCTTTACTCATGGGTACGAGTGGACAGATGAAAAGAATCTAAAGCAAGGTCAATTTAAAACCCTAATATCTGATATGGGCTTGTTTTACAGTATCACCGTTTGCCTTGAGGATGGTGGCAAGGATGACAAAAAAGAAGTAACTTTTCTGGATAGCCTGAAAATACTAAATTTCAGCGTAGAGCAGATTGCGAAGGGTTTCGGTCTTCCGATAATGAAAGGCGAGATAGACTATAAAGCGGAGCGTCCTATCGGGCATGAACTCACGCAAAAAGAAGTTGACTATCTAAGAAACGACGTCCAAATAGTCGCAATGGCGCTTGCCGTCCTGTTCAAGCAGGGCCTAAAGAAAATGACCTCAGGCAGCAACGCCTTTCACGACTTCAAGAAAATATTCGGAAAGAAGAGGTTTGAAAAGATGTTCCCGATTCCTGAAAACGATAAGGAAATACGAAAAGCTTACAAGGGTGGCTTTACGTATCTGAACCCGGCATTCGCTGAGAAAGAAGTCTTTGATGGGCATGTGTTCGATGTTAATAGCCTGTATCCATCTGTAATGTACTTCAAGATGATGCCTTTCGGTGTACCAGTTCGATTTACTGGGCGATATGAAGATGATAAGTTGTACCCACTTTACGTCCAGAGGATAAAGTGTCAGTTCGAGTTGAAGCCGGGGAAGATACCTACTATTCAGCTGAAAGGAAACTTGGCTTTCATCCCGACGCAATATCTTTCTGATAGCGGGGACGAAATAGTGGAAATGACACTCACCAACGTGGACTTGAAATTGTTCTTTGAGCAATACGAGGTATACAACATCGAATATCTGGACGGATTCAAGTTCATGGGGGCTTATGACCTTTTCAAAGACTACATTGACAAATGGACGGCGGTGAAGATTGAAAGCACAAAAACAAAGAACGCGGCCATGAGATCATTGGCAAAGCTGATGTTGAATAGCCTGTACGGCAAATTCAGTTTGAACCCGAAAGTACAAAGCAAGGTTCCGTACTTTGACCGCGTGAACAAGTTGGTAAAGTATAAGCTGGGTCCGGAAGAAGAACGGGAGCCGATATATGTTCCGGTAGGCGCGTTCATAACCTCATATGCACGTGAAGTCACAATCAGAGCAAGTCAGGCTATCAAGGATTTGAGCGTTAAAAAGTACGGCAAGGATATGTATATTTACAGTGACACGGATAGCATCCACACGTTGATGCCCGTTGAAGATGTGGAAACGATTATTGAAACGTCTGATACAGAGCTGGGAAAATGGGCACACGAAAGTGACTTTGTTGCCGGGAAGTTTTTGCACCAGAAGTGCTATTGTGAAGCCGAAATAGTAGACGATGAAGAGTATGACAGGCTATTCGCGGATGAAGAGACGCGCAGCCGATGCACGATTTTTGACGGTGTGAAAACGTTCCTCAAGGTCACAAGTGCGGGAATGTCCAGCGGTTGTTATAAATATGTCACATGGGAAAATTTCCGGACGGGCGAAGCGTTCCGGGGAAAGCTGCTGCATCAAAACGTTGAGGGCGGCGCGATATTAAAAGATGTTGACTTTACCATAAAGTAGTGGTATAATGGTATTAGGCCCGAAAGAGAAAGAAGCGCTACCAATAATTCCGATGTTACGCGGTGAAACGCGCGGATGCGGCGTGGGTTTAACAAACTTGGCGTTTCCCTCTTTCGGTGCCATTGGAGGTTATTCGATGGATTCAAATATATTCTGGGATATGCGCCGCACCATGTCCTACAACCGATTTCTAAACTTCATCGTTGGAAACCGCGGTGGCGGCAAAACATACGGTTTCAAGAAAATGGCGATAGAGCGTTTCATGAATGGAAAGGGGCAGTTTGCTTATATCCGGCGATACCAGACAGAGCTTGACAGCACGCTCCCGACTTTCTTTGATGATATCGCCCCGGCGTTCCCTGACTTGGAGTTACAGGAAAAAGGCGGCTACTTCCTCATCAACGGCGAAGTCGCGGGAAAGTCGTTCGCGCTTAGCACGGCAGCGGGCAAGAAGTCAATAAGCTACCCGGACATTACCCTGATAGGATTTGACGAGTTTTTGATAGAAGTCGGCAGTTACCGTTACTTGAAGAATGAAATATCAGCGTTCACGAACCAGCTTGAAACGATAATCAGAATGCGGGATAATGTAACGGTTTTCTGCATGGCGAACGCGATTTCAATTACAAATCCCTACTTCCTCAACTACGATTTGAAAATGCCAAAGCCGGGCGAGATATGGCGAAAAAACAACCTCATCCTTGTGGAGAATGTTGTCAACCCGGATTTCGTGAAAGCGAAACAGGCCACGCGGCTTGGTCAACTTGTGATGGGAACAAGCGAGGGAGAACACATTATCAACAACGCTTTCTATCTGGATGATAACACCTTCATAGAGCCGCGAAGCAAGAACGCACGCACATTCATGACGCTTGTATATATGGGTCAGAATCTTGGCGTATGGACTGACATGCAGGAGGGGCGTGTGTGGATTTCTGAAAAATATGACCCCTCGGCTTTCACCTACGCACTAACAACGAAAGACCACAAACCCAACATGCTGCTTGTGACGGCTAATAAGTCCATGTTCAAAAGGTGGGTTGTGGAACCGTTCGAGCAGGGCGCACTAAGATTTGAGACGATGAACATTAAAAATAGCATCATGCAAGTTATGAAATGGAGGATTTGACGTGGCAAAGAAGAAAGTGATTGACGCTTGGTTTCTTCAATATGAGATGCTGAAACGATTCTTCCCAAAAGACGAAGTGCACATGGACGATAACTTCATTCTTGCAAACAAGCTTGTATTTGCGCTGAACATTATCCGTGATGCCGGAGAGATAACGAGCCGCACGGAAGCGGAGTTGGAAGCAATGGTCAAGAAAGCATTCTTTGTAAAGTGGTGATAAAATGGCTTATAGCACTTATTTAACTACGGGAACATCCGTAAAGGTAACGGCCACATGGCCGTCTTACAGTGACGGAACACCTCACCGGGGGCAAGATATTGTTGTGTATACGAACCCCGCTTATATTCGCGCTCTGGTAGCTGGCACGGTGTTGCGTTCAGAGTTTGGCAGCGGGAGCAATGCAAGTTACGGAAACTTTGTTCAGATTCAGCATGCGGATGGTTCGTGCAGCTTGTTTGCCCATCTTGCAAGCCGAAACGTGGCGGTCGATGATACCGTAGCGCCGGGAGACGTCATAGGAATCATGGGTAGCACCGGGAATGTCACTGGGCCACATGTGCATATTGAGTATCAGGCAACACCGTGGGGCGCGCTACAAGACCCCTCTTTAATAACTGGGATTCCGAATGCCGTCGGAACTTATGAAACGGTGTACGGCGGAGGGGGAGGCCCACCGCCAGACCCTACACCGACAGACGAATGGACGCTTGTTCTTTCTTCTGTACTATTTGCAGATGGCCGAGTTAGGATATTCCCTACAAGCAACGATGGTGGCGGATGGGTGTACTTCAACAACAGCCGCTTTTACCGCTCGAACTATCCGGCGCTTGACCATTTTGAAATCTGGGATTCTGGCTACTGGGCTAACTACAACGGCATTGTCTCGATGGAGGTTGGATTGTTCAACGTAGCAGCATTGAAGATTTAGGGTGATAAATATGTGTGGAATTAAATGCTGCCCTTATAAAAATGATGACCGTATGCAGTGCGAATGGTGCCCGAACCGTGAGCCCGGCGAGTTTTATTTTGGTGATTACGATGAATTCGAAGAATTCGACGATTTTGAAGATTTTAATAAATTATAGAAAGAGGTAATTGAAATGAAGCTGAAAGATTTAGTGGAAGTCCTTGCCGGGTATGATGCCATCATGATTAGCCTTGAATCGGAAAACGGGTACGCTGAACACTTATACACCCGGGCTTGTGAAATTCCCACAAGCGTTCTTGAACGCGAAGTCACGCGCGTAAAGAAGCGCGGCAACGTTTTCGAGTGTGATGTCAGTAAACACGCGTAAGCGTCTTTATAGTCCGAATATACACAAGTTGTCCAATTATCATGCAAACGCGACAACCTAAGCTATGGAGGTAACTATGGTAAAACTCACTGAAATCTTTATTCGCAAGGGAACAGCCGCCCGTCCGGGTAAGGCAATGACCCCAAAATTTATCACAATTCACAACACGGCCAACACAGGTAAAGGAGCGGGCGCGCGTAGCCACGCCAGCTATATGACCGTGAACGGTGGTCAGAACAAGACCGTTTCCTATCACTACGTTGTGGACGATTCCGAAATTATCCGATTGATTCCCGATACTGAAATCGCGTGGCACGCAGGGGACGGTGCGAAAGGTGTTGGCAACTTGCAGAGCCTTGCAATCGAGATTTGTGAGAATCCTGAAAGCGATTTGCGCAAGGCTACGGACAACGCCGCCGAGCTTACCGCGCGGCTCATGTCTGACTGGAAGATTCCGATTGCAAATGTTGTGCAGCATAACCACTGGAGCGGAAAGAACTGCCCGCGCCGCATTCGCAAGGGCGAGCCGTACACATGGGAGCAGTTCAAGAAAGTTGTGCAGATGTACTACGATGAGGGCACGAAGCCGCAGAGCGGCAAGGATACAATTGCTCCTGATGGAGAGTTGTTCACAGTTCAGACGGGTGCTTTCAAGAGCAAGCAGAATGCCGAAAGGTATGCTGCTGACCTAAACGCCAAGGGTGTGCAGACGATTATATCTAAAAAGAAAGTTTAAAACCTCCCCTCTCCAGCACCTCACCTACGGGTGGGGTGCTTTTCTGTGTCTGTGTGAATATGCATTGTGCATGCATATACAGGATGCATGTTTATGTGCTTGGTGTGCGGTGTCCATAAATGTGAAGAGCTGTGCGGCGAGCGAAGCGAGCCGCCGTAGGGAGCGAGCGAAGCGAGCGACCGCCTAGCGAGAGACCAAAGCGGGGCTGTGTGTAGTGCATACATATACATGCGTCTGTATAGTCGATGGGGAAATAGGCTCCTGTATACTTATATAT